TTGAACCATTTTGATTTTGACCATGATTTCCTGATCTAAATGCAAAGTGATAGTGTTCTGGCATCTGTGCAGTCGTTAGTGCGTGACCTTGAACATTACCATTAGATGTCGTAACTGTACTGTTTAAAACTGCTGTAAATGAGTTACTACCACCTGTACCTGCTGTACCACTAACAAGTCTCAATGCACGGTTATCAACTCCAGATGTTACTTTTGTCCAACCAGTTGGTGCTGATGTTTGTTGGAATAACATTCTTGTTCCAGATGGTATGCTTGATATGTCTTCACCCTTTTCACCTTTTACACCATTAGCAGAGGTAGCTACCCATTGTGCACTACTTCCATCATTATAATAAACATGTAATTCACCGTCATCAGTATCCCACCACAAATCACCTTCAGTTGCACTACCAGGTGCATTTTGACTGATGTTTACACCAGATCCACTAGATGCGATAGTTAGTTCTGTATCACTTACTCTGTTCACTGTAATACCAGAACCGCCAGTGACTGTCACATTATCGTTTGTACTATCACTTCCCGCTAGTCTAATATTTGTTGTTCCAGCAGGTACGCTTAAGTCATAGGTTGTATTAGTTCCAACTGAGGCAGCATTAGTCCAAGAAAAATTACCAGTTCCTCCACCAGAAGTGAGAACTTGACCTGAAGTTCCTGCACTACCACCCCAAGTATAAATTCTTTGAGTTTGTACATAAAGTGCTTTAAATCTATTAGTGCTTGGATTATATGCAAGATAATCATCTGTGGCATCTATTCTAAGATCTTCAAAGTCACCATCAGATGTATCCCTATCTACAAAAGTTATATTTTTAAATTCATCATCTGCTGCAGTGTTTATTTTTATTTTATTTGCATTATCAACGGTGCCTGTTAATGTAGCACTTGTGTCAATAGTAAATCCTGTAGAGGTAACAGATGAAAAAGATACGTTTGTACCTGCAGTTATTAAAATTGTATCATCGTCACCTGCTGATGCATCTAATTTTAGGTTAACATTATTACCACTTGCAGCTGTGGTTAAATCGTAAGTTGTATCAACATCGTCTGGAGCGTTGATTGTAAATCCAGTAGCACTTGTGCTTGTAATTTTGATGTTATCACCTGCAGTAATCGTTACAGCATCAGTAGAGGAGTCACTTCCTGTAAGAGTAATGACAGCAGAACCTCTATCGGTTGTAAAGTTAGTTCCATTTGTACCGCTGGCAGGTAATGTATATGTCGTATTAGTGTTTGTATCTGTAGAGTCAAATGTAATTTGCCCATCATTATTTCTAGTGATTGTTACGTTTGTTCCACCAACTAACTTTATCGTGTCGTCATTACCAGAGGAAGCATTTAAAAATAGATTTGGATTATCATTATTTCCATCTGTCTGTTGTGCTTGTAATAAGTAGGTTGTATTTGTATCAGTATCTGTTCCAGAGATTGTTAATTTATTTGCATTATTTCTTGTTACAGTAACACTTCCACTACCAACGATTTCAACATCATCGTCTGTACTATCACTTCCTGTCAATCTTATCTTTGTCGTTCCCGTTGCTACTGACAAATCATAGGTTGTATTAGTATCTGTACCTACACTGCTTGAATTTACCCAGTTTAATTCTGTTCCTGTAGATGTTAGTACTTGTCCAGAATTTCCAAGATCTCCATCTTTATCTTGGATACCTCCATATATTTTAATACCGTCAGTGGTGGTGCCTAATTTTTCACTTCCACCATGATATAAAGAAACTCTAGCATTATTACCACTGAATAATTTTAATATTGGTCTCCAATTCGCATCAAAGAATTGATACGCTCCATCACCAGGTCCACCATTTGACTTAAAAATTAAACCACCTGTTCCATTCTCTTGTATAAAAGAAGTATCACCATCAACAATGGAGTCTCCATTTGAGTCGTTTTGATTTGCAAGAGTGCTTGTATGAGATATTTGTAAATCATCACCATCTCCTAGTAATAATTTTTTATCATCGATTATTTTTATATTATCAGAGGCAGTTGTCACACCAGCGATACTAACATTGTCTAAGTCTGTGTGACCATCTATATCTAAATGTCTAGTAACATCTAAATCACCTGTAATAGTTGCCTGTCCATTACTTGCGATTGCAAATCTGTTTATAGTACTATCAGCATCTTGAACAGTAAATGTACCATTATCATTTCTAACATTGAAATCATTTTCACTATCAATATCAGCTAAAACAATAGTTGGTCGACCTGAAAATATTTGAATTTGTGCTTCTGCTCGAATATTACCTGTTGCTTTAATTTGACCAGTCGTGGTCATTCCTGAAATGTTTACATGATCTAAGGTTGTTTGTCCATCTACATCTAAAACACCAGAGCCTGGAATTGATACAGTTCCAGTTGAGTTTATGCGAAGTCTCTCTGTACCCTCAGTGGTGACTTTAAAATGACCATCGGTTCCTGTATCAACTACTTCTGCTTCAGTATTACCTTCAAATATTTTATCCGCTGTTCCTGTTCCTACACCATCATCTCCTTTTTGTCCTAATTCACCTTTATCCCCTTTTGATCCGACTTCACCTTTTTGACCCTTTACAGTCGATGGTTCACCTTTTGCACCTTTATCACCCTGACTTCCTGTAGAACCTATTTCTCCCTTTTGACCCTTCTCACCTGGTTCTCCTTTTGCACCAGGATCTGGTATTCTTCTCCAAGCATATCCAGTCCACCTCCAACTCGCTCCTCCGTCAGAGTGAACGTCTCCTGTGTTTGGTGAATTTGGAAAATCTATTGCCATAATCAATATTTATTAGTATCCTGAGTAGTTCCCACCTGATCCCGAAGACCCGCTACCACCAGAATTGTTATTATTAGGAGGAGTGTAACTCTGTCCAGACGTTTGTTGACTTGATGTATCAGTTGTTCCAGTTTGAGGAGTAGTATTTGTTGTAGTTTGACTTGTTGTAGTGGTGTCGGAAACATTTGTCTGTACCTCTGGTGATGAAACTGTAGTGATTGGTGTCGATGATGACGTTGATGCTACTGCTGATGTTCGACTTTGAGCAGGAGTATCATATATTATAGCATGAGGTGTAGTAGTATGAGCAGCACCCACCATCTTAACACCTGTAGTTGGATGAATATGGAAAGGTCCATAGTATGGATCTCCATTTATAAATCCTACAATACCATCACGAGGTGTGATACAATCAATAACCTGCTTAATTTCACCTTGATATGATGGTCTAGGAGCAATCTGTGGTTTAATTATTGCACCAAAACCTGTGTCCGATTGTATTGTTAGTTGAGGTAAATCTTTAACTGGTATTACATTTGTTAAAGAAGGATTAGGAGGAATGACGTTTAGTATTTTTCCATTTTCATCTAGTATTTTTGTGTATGTATTACCAACATTATCCTCTATAATATCATCTTCTTTATATCCCTCGCCTGGTGCTACGACTGCAACGTGATCAACAGTATATTCTTTATCACCTGTGTTTTCCTCTATGACAGGATAATTTTCACCAGGCGTAACAACATAGATATCAGTTACCTGTTGATAAGTAGGTGATTGAGGATCATAATCTATGATTGCTCTTGCATTTGCACCATATCCACGATTACAATTATCAGTAATTTCAACTAATGGTGGAACTGTATATCCTTGACCAGGATTTGTTAATTTAATACCTATTAGACTTCCAGTCTGTTGTGCAAGAGCATCTCCAACTAGAGCACCAATAATCGGTTCGGCAATAGAACCTTCACCATCAGATCCAAATATTTTAACTTGCATACCTTTACAATTTAATGGCGGTCCTGTATAACACTCACCTAAAGCACTACTAAATCCTTCAGTGCTAACATTTGGATTTAAGAAATCAAATTGTCCTAATAAACCTGCTGCGATACCACCTGGTGCACCTGCTGCTTCTTGTAAAGATTGTGCAGCGTTTGCGATACTCATTATTGCTTCACCTGTTACACCAGGCATATTCATTGGTCCTTTTCCTAGACACCAGATACTTGATTTAACATTAGCAGTGCTAGGTGCTACACACTTTATCGCTTCTTGAATACCAAGTAATCCCTCTGCCTTACCTCTTATATCGCTTATTAAATCAAAACCATATAAAATTTTACTCACTCCACCAAGATCTGGTCCTAATACGTCTCCAATACCATTTACAACTTTATTAAAAATTGCACCCGTAAATTGATCTGCAATACAAGGGGTGAAATTTGTTACATTATCTAATAGTGATGTAAGTAACGATGTTACATCAGGTAGCATTGTATTTCCCACTGCTTCAATCACACAAGGTAAATTTTTCTGTAACTTAGCAACTGGTCCTATCATCGCTGTTTGAGCAGCAGTTCCTGCTTTTTTTGCAATCGCAGTATTTTGAGTAGCAGCTAATGTGAGAGCATAAACTTCACTATATTTTCTTTTTAATCCACTGTTTAATACACCAGCCAGAGTTTTTGCACTACTTGTTGTAATATCACCTGTAAATGAATTTGCAATACCACTTAATTTTTTAGAAGTTCTTGCAATGTTTTTAAATTTTTCTTTGCCAGTAGCAAATTTATTTTCCGCTATAGAATTTTGTATCTCTGATTTCATCTCAGTTTGTGCGTTAGTTCCTGCAAGAGCTACACAAGTTCCAACCACAGATGAAGTAGAACGATATTCTTTACCTGTAGTTGCTTTTAACTGATCAATTTTATCTTTATCTAAACTTACGACAGGTGAGTCTGTATCTTGACTATCATCACCAGTTTCATTTTTTACAATCGTCTTATTACCAGGTTCTGTTTCGGGTGTATATCCAGAAAAAGGTACGAATGGTGATGGAGGTTCCTTATTTACAACATACCTTGAATTAGCGATTGAACCAAATATAACGGGTTGTTGAGCGTTATCTCCATCTAAAAAGAAACCAATAACAATGTCACCTGGTTTTACACGTATAGGTTTTTTGAAACCACCTTTACCTGTTCCATTATTTGTTGGTAATATTACAGTTGCCCAAGGTAGATCTTCATCCTTTAACTCAGTTGTATTTTGAGGATGATACCCCATAATACGAACACGAACACGATTTCCCCACGCATTCGGTCTTTTTTTAAATTGCAACAACCATGATTTAGAAGGTGGTATTTGACCTATCCACCATCTAAAACCATCTCTTCCAAGAAAATTGCTTTGTAGTAAATTATTTTCAATCATTTATCTTTCTTCCCCATCGTATCTCTTACTAATTTGAGTTTGGTAAAAGAACCTCGACTCTCATAATAATGCACTAATTCCTTTATCATATATAGACCACTTTGTTCATCGTCAATCACTTTATTTTTATTAGTAGTAATCTTTGCAAACTTCATTTTAATTATACTACCACAACATAAGTTTGTGTTTAAAGGTATAGTTGCTTCTAATTGTTGTGTGAATAGAGTATTATATCTCATCATTGCTTGTGATTGATATTCCATTGGGTCGGCATTCTTTGCTCTTGCTCTTGATCCTTTCTTTTCAAGAGTTCCAAAGTCCAAAACACCTGTTACATATCTACTTGGAACATCACCTAATGACTCATTTTTTTTATCCACTGGTGGTAAAAATATTTCAAAATCTTTTCCAAGATTTTCCATCTTCTCAGCATAATCCGAAACTTTAAACAATCCTTGTTGAGGAGTTGTAAATCTTCCAGATAATGGATTATAATACATTCGGTAAGTGCAATATGCACCCCTTTCTAAGTTTTGAATAAGGTTTTGATTGTAAGTTGTAGAGTAACTTAAAATTTTAAAGTCTTTATCTGCTGCCTGACTATCTATCACCTTCGGAGAATATGTATATTCAATTTCATATGGGTCTTGAGTAATTAAACTATCAACTGATCTAAAATGATAACCCTCTTTAGTTTCAAAGAAAAAATATCCTGCCGTCGCACTCCCTCCAGAAACAGTGCCTGGCACAGATTTTGCTGCTAACCATGTTATAATAGTAAATGGTTTTTTTAAATTACCTAAAAATCCATATGGGTTTTGAGTTTCATCAACATCTACATTTTTTTCTGATAACAAATATTCCTTTATTATCTCTTTTACACTATCTGAGATAGGTTCAGATGATGGAAATTTTTTACCAACTCTTGAAGTTTCATTTGTTATTGCTTCTCTAGATACTAAATTCAAAGTAAATATTTCTTTTTCTGCTTCAATTAAAACGTTAGTGATAGATGCCACATACAATTCGTTACCATTTTCCTCTGTAAATTCTAAATCAACATTATTTTCAGAGTTTGCTGGTATTTTAAAACTAACTTTTTCTCCACCTCTCAAAGGTAAACCATTATATATTGATGTTGTATCACCATCATCATCTGCGATAACATTACCAGTCGTTGTAATAAGAACTTGAGCAGTTATCATTGGAGAGAAAACATTTTCAAAATAACTGAAAGACACAATACCACCTCTCAAGTCAATAGTTTTTGAACCGTCATTTGACCTGATAGTAAATATTTCGTATATACTTTTATCTTTTGCTGCCATTAGTTCTGTTTATTGTTTAGACTTTGTAAATCAAGAAGTGTTTTTTCGCTGGTATTACCAACTTTAACATACTTTATATTGGATCCTCCAGATGAAGGTGTGATATTTGAACCTCCACCACTCTGATTATTTACCTGCACTATGGTTCTTCTTCTCCTTCTTCTTTGCTGTAAATTATTTCTTGATTTTTTAACTGGTGTTACTGACGATGACTTGTCTTTACTATCTACAGGATCAACTTTTCCCTTTTCATCACCATAATCAAAATCCTCTGCTTTATTTTCTAATGCACCTTCAAAATTTGGATCTATGCCAGTGACATTCGCACCTGAACCTGCTGGAGGAGTTACTGCATCTTCTTCACCACCTCCACCTGCACCCTCAACATTTTCAGCATCATTTAACACTTCCTCAAGTGTTTCCTCATCAGTTGCAGTTTTGACTCCTTGAACATTTTCAGCAGCATCTTCTTCAGCATCTAATGCTCTTTCTCGTTCAATATCCTCTTCAGTAGGTTCTGTAAAGAAACCAGCTTCAAGATTTTCTGGTAGTTCTCCACCCTGATTTAGAATTTCAACTTCTTCGGCAGAAAAAGTCTCCACTTCCTCATCAGTATCATCTGGGACAGTTATATCATCTGCTATACCTGTAACATCTGGAGCACTATCATCATTAATACCTAAATCTTCAGCTACCTGTCCAGCATTTGCAATATCTTCATCATTTGCTATTAATTGAGCACCATCTACAAAATCTTTATTTAATTTTTGTAAGTTATTTTGACCCTCCTCAAATGTATCCTTTATATTTTTATCATCTTCAGCAAAGTTGAATCTTCTAAAGATATCTAAAAAGTTATCTATGCCTGTACCGATACCTACAAGGAAATTCTTCATGCCTTCAACAAATCCCGTTAAGACACCTACAACTCTTTGTATTAATCCAAATAATTTTTGAAATGCAGCGATTATTTTTGGTAGATTGGTAATTGCCCAACCCAATAATAAGATGCCTATAAAATCAAGTATCCTTCCCAAAAATCCTCTTGTGCTTTTCTGTACTAAACTTCCTTGCCTTTTCGTAACCCCTGTTATAGTTGATGCTTCTAATTCATCTTCACGTTGTTTCCTTAAGGCATTTTCTCTTCTCCTCTTAAAAAATTCTGCATCTTGTCTAATTAATTTTTGCTTATATTGATTCGTTTTTCTTGTTTCTTTTAGAAGTTCTCTTGAGTTTTTTCCAACTGCTACCAATCCCTCCCTCAAACTCACTATAGATTTACGAATACTCTCTATTCCTATAGAAGATTTTCTTAGAGAGTCTCTACGATCACTAATAGACATTAGTTACCAGCTCCTGTGATAGATGTTGCATATAATGTATGTGGATTATTAGTATCAAAATTAATTGTGGGAAGAGCATTAGATGTCTTCTGTGCAGGTGCACTCACACCTTGCCCACCTCCAGTGGCACCACCCATCGGTAAAGTTATTATCTCAGGTTTATCTTCTGGAACATCACTTATTTGTGTTGCCTTATTTTCATTTTTGTTAATTGGTATTACATTACCAGAAGCGTCTAAACTTGCTCCAGAATTGAGTGCTTCGATTTCTGCTTTTGTATAAGTTTTTTCAGAACTCGTCATACCAACACCACCACTTGTCACTTTCACATTTTTTTCAAGTTCTTTATCTTTCTTTCCAAATAATTTTCCAAGGAATTTTTTCGCAAAACCAAACATTTTTTTCAGGAGCATATCACCTAAGATTCCACCAATTAAACCTCCTAATATTGGAATCGGAATTAATATCTGACCTAATGCAGCACCAGCAGCAAATCCAGCAGTTCCCGCTAAAGCTTCTCCTATTCCTTCACCCATTGCAAGGGCAATAACAAATGATCCAATCGGTCCTCCAAATCTCTTTAATACAGCTCCTAGTCCTCCTTTTAATCCAACAGTTCCTAATAATTTTGTCAATACATTTTTGCCAGGTAACTTTTTAAATAGATTTTTTATTGTATTCTTAAGTGGATTAGCTGAACCAACTGCCCTCACTCCATCATCAATTAAATTCTTACCTCTATTGAATAAACCTTTTGCTCTTCCCAATAATCCACCTGTTCTTGTAGGATTACCCATCGCACCCACACTTGAAGGTTGTCCAACTACTGCTGTTTTTATTTTCTGAGTATTTTTTACAAATTCTTTTTTTATATTTCTAAATGGATTTGAAAATATATTTGTTTTTACGTTTGCTTTTACGTTTGGTTTTACTCTTGTTTTTCGTAAATTTTTAACAATATTCTTCTTACCTGCACCACCACCAGCACCCAATAATCTAAAGGCGATAACATTTTCAACTATACTCCTTATAAATGCACCTATTCCTCCACCACCAAATACACCACCAGGCAATTTAGCTGCACCCTTGACAAGACCAGCAAGCAATAATCGGACACCATTCAGTGAACCCTTTAATAATCCACCAAACGCAACTCTTGCAACATTGTTTACAAATAATCCTAATATTCTTAATGTATTTTTTATACCAAGAGTAATAGCAGTTAAAGTACCCGCTATAATAGCTAATCCACCTATGAATTTTGTTTTTAGTTCATTTATCTTATCTACATTTCCCTCAGATAATGATTGTAATAGATCAATGCCAGTGCTTGTTAACCATCCACCTGCTAATATTAAGAAGAAATTTTGTAATCTTCCCAACACTCCTTGTGTCTTAACACCAACTCTTTGAAGAGGTTGAGTTAATGATTGTTGTATTTTATTTTCTAACGCACTTTCTTTTCCTTCTCTTAATCCTTGCTCTGCTAAAATTCTTTCCCTGTTTTGTCTTGCTGCTTCTCTTTGTCTTGTTAGTTGATCACTTATCGCTAAATTTTCTTTAACTCCTTGTAAGTTTTGATCAAATGTTGAAATTTGATTTGAAACACTTTGTAATTGTTGTGAGATAGATGTTAATGAAAGTGATTGTTGTTGTAACAAATCTGTTGTTACAGGGTCTGGTTGAGATTGTCTAAGTGCACCAAAAAAACTAGAAGAAATATTTCTTCTTACTGCTCTTATTCCTCCTATCAGTGGTGAACCAAACTCATCCATTACGTTCTTGTTGTGCTTTTAAATTTTCTTCTTCAATGTACTGTTGGAGAAGTGAGACATAAATTTCTCTCTCCCACGGTATCATATTTTCAAGCTCTGTTAAGCTATATTTATGGTGCTGCATCATAGCAAAATTTAATTTATAGTATGACACTAAATCCTCATGTGCCATACTTATCCGAAAAAATTCTGCAGCCCCTCAATTACTATTTCACTTTCAACTTTAGTATTTGGATTTTTTACTTTGATTTTATGAGAGAGTTTTGGCATTGTATCAAAGAATTTTTCAATATCTTTAAACTGAGCAGAATTTAGTTGCTCTAAAAATTCAGTCAATTCTTTTTTAGTGCAGTCTGCTTGTGTCCATGACTCTTCCTCAGAGTATACTTGATCAATACAAGAAGCAATTAATTCAAAAGTATCATCAACTTTAATATCTTGAGCATTAAAGTTTGATTTGATGAACTCGTTTAATGAGGGATATCTCATTTTTAATGTGTATGTGTCATCCAATTTTATATTTGGATTATGTCCATCAGATTTTTGAACCTTGATGTCATCAATATTGATAGCCATCGGCACTTGTGTTTTACCATCGTCTGGGCAAGTAACCATGACTTCAATCTGTTCTCCAACAGATTTTCCACGAACATTTAAAAATAAGTATTCAATGTCAAAAGTAGATAATTTTTCAACTTTGGTACCTCTTGTTAAGATACAGTTTGATAGTATACTCTTGACTGCATTAGCAATTTGTTTTTGATCTTGTGATTCTAACGCAATAATTAAAACCTTCTCTTCTTTAACTAGGAAAGGTCTGTATTTGATTTTCCTATCAGAAGAAGGAAGCACCAACTCATAAGTCGGTGTTGCAATTTTTGGTAAAGGCATAATATTCTAAGCACTTCAGTGTGATTATTTATAGGGGTTTATGGAGAGATGATTCTACCTGCTCCACCTAAAGGTTGACCTGATAAACTATTCACTTGTCCAACACGTTCGGATGCTGTTCTCTCTATTAAACTCCTCTGTCCCTCTGAACTTAATGGGTATGAAAGTGGATTCAAAGTATTAAGGTCAACACTTAAACCATCCCTCTGATTATTTCCTCTATTAAATACCTCATTAAATGCTCTTTTTAAATCTCTTGCAAGAGATGATGACTCACCACAAATGTATCGATCAAAACTAAATGATGCCGATGCTTTTAATACTTGAGAACCATTATATGACACTCTTGTAGAATTAAGAGCAAGTGGAAACAATCCTATAAATCTGTATTCTAAAAATTGTTTATAGTTTCTTTCAAATTTTACTATCCGTGTATCATTAGACTTATACTCACTTGGATAATGAAGTTGATAAAAATATGCATCATCAGCAGGATTACTTATAGCACCAGTGATATACTCCATCCAATGCTCTAGAAACTTCATTGATTTATATTCATTATCAACGTAAAACTCTAAATTAATTTGAGTAAAATTACGAGTATGTGCCATTCTCTCAATCACACCTTGATAATCACCACGAGTATCTAATGATGCTAACGCACTACCTGGTAATACTGCATCACTACATAACAAACCCGCATCTTCCACTACAAAACGATCATTTACACCTTTTCTTCTAAGATATGATCTTAGTCCACTACTATCTCTACTATATGGTAATGCAAACTTAACTAGGTATTGTGATGTTTGTGCAACATTCTGAAATCTAGGTAAAAAATCCGATATTGGTCTTGGTCTTGGTGCTGGCACTCTAAATAAAATTACATATCATATGTATTTAGATGTCTTATAAGGGAAAATACTACCCTTCATATCCTAGAAAGTATAAAGGTGATCCAACAAACATCATTTATAGATCACTCTGGGAGCGAAAGTTCATGGTGTATTGTGATAAAAATGAGAATATATTAGAATGGGCAAGTGAGGAGATAGCAATACCATATCGTTCACCAGTGGATAATAGAGTTCACAGATACTTTCCTGATTTTTATATGAAAGTCAAGGAAAGAGGTGGAAAAATAAAAAGGTATGTGATTGAAGTAAAACCTGCAAAACAAACTAAACCACCCGTGAAACCAAAAAGGCAAACTAAAGGATATATTCGTGAAGCATATGAATATGCAAAGAACCAAGCAAAATGGAAGATGGCACGGGAGTTCTGTGCTGACCGTCAGTGGGAGTTCAAAGTAGTAACAGAAAAAGAGTTAGGAATATGAGTCGTATCGACCCCATAATGAAAAATCTAGTTGGGAATGAAAATCCTGACGATTTAGCACAAGAAATATTAGAAGTATTAACTGAAGGAAGTAATGTTCCAGAGGAGGGAAGTTACTATGTTTTCGTATATCAACCCAAAACACCCAATATAAGATATGATGCACATCCACTTGTTGCAGTCACAGATGTTTTTCAATGGGGATTTCGTGGTATAAACTTTCACTGGGGTCAAGTAAGACAATATACTTTTCCAGAGGTAGTTGGAGGTTTGTACAAAGTTGATGAAATGGAACTCAGAGACTTAAGAACCATTCCTTTTGGTAGAATACGTCTAAATAGTTGATACAAGTATAAAAAGGTCGATAAAAAATGTTTCAAGGAGGATATAGTAATTTTGCAGCGAAGAGAGCTGCACGACATGGAAAAACCAGGCAATATAAAGAATCACTCAAAAATCAGAAAGTAAACGATAATAAGGAACCAGAGACTAAGAATGATAAGAAAAAAAATGGTGGGTCAAGTAAAGAAAGGCATATGCCTCATCCAAAACAAATGGTTTATCCAGCTGCTAGAGGTCCAAATGAATTAACTGGTGATACGTTATTGATAAAGTGTCTTGAGTACATGGCACCCAAGACAACATCATCCTACGAGTATACGTTACAATATGCAAATAAAAAAGGAGTGACAGAAAATGGAATCAAATATAATGAGGGCGACTTAAAGAGAATAGACAAAGGTAAAAATGCAGGAAAATTAAGCACAAAAATCGCACCTTCAACTTTTAAAATGGTAAATCAGGGTGCGAGTGATAGATTAAGTGGTGCAACATTAAATGGAACAGAGAAGTCAATATTCTATGTTGAACTACCAATACCTCAAGATGTTAATGATAGTAATACCATTACATGGGGTGATGACTCATTAAATATACTACAATTAGCAGGACTTGCTGCTGCTCAAAAAATAGTAGAAGATCCTGGTCAAGCATTTGATGAAGTAAAAAATTTATTGACTGAGGGAATTACTGGTGGACTTAGTATAGGAGATGACACAAAAGCTGCGATTACTGCAGCGATTAGTGGTAAAGCAATTGATCCTACAGGTCAAAATGTAAGTATGAATAGTGCGATTGGAAGAGCAACAGGGATGACACTTAACTCTAACTTAGAGTTACTTTTTGATAGTGTCAATCTAAGGACATTCCCTTTCACCATCAATTTCTCTCCAAGAACAAGAACCGAAGCAATGACAGTAAAGCATATTATTCGTGCTTTCAAAAGTGCTATGGCAGCAAAAAAAGGAACAAGTGATGCTGGTCAAGGTGGAGCATTTTTAAGAGCACCAGATGTTTTTCAACTTCGATATTTACATCGTGGTAAAGATCATCCTTTCTTAAATAGCTTCAAACATTGTGCATTAACTGGAATGCAAGTAAACTATACGGGTGCAGGTACATTTGCATCATATAGTGATGGTACTCCAGTAAATATCAAAATGAGTTTAACATTTAAAGAACTTAATCCTATCTACTTTGAAGATTATGAAGGATTTACACCAAACGATGGAATGGGAGTTGGTTTCTAATGGCATACTTTAAACATCTACCAGACATATTATATCAATCACCACTTTCTCATAAGAATTCAAGTGGAGATTATATCAATATAAAAAATATATTTCGTAGAACAAAATTAAAAGATTATCTCGCAGGTAATGTAAGTTTATTTAATAAGTATGTAATAGAGGATGGAGAGAGACCAGATACTATTGCAGAAAATTTATATGGTAGTTCACAGTATGATTTTGTTGTAGTTTTAGTTGCTGGCATTACAAATATAAATCAACAATGGCCAGTTCAAGACTATCAGGTTTATGATGTTGCATTAGCGAAATATGGATCAGAAACTAAAATGAATGAAGTTCATCATTATGAAACTTATGAGATAAAAGATAGCAAGGGTCGTCAAATTTTACCACCAAATCTAATTGTTGATGATAAATTTAAAATAGATGGTAGTTCACTACGTTATCCTACAAATAGATTTACGTTAATTTCACAAGCAGGAAATACACAATTAGGTGATAAAAATGAATATACTGTCGCAACTGATAATATAGCCAGACCTGTTACAAACTTTGAACATGAAATTCAAGAGAATGAAAAAAATAGAGAGATAGATGTTTTACAAAGAGGTTATCTAACAACCTTTATCAATGATATGAGAGATATTGTAAGATATGATAGACACTCAAGATATATTAACGGAAGATTATCATCAACAGAACTTACTGACTTAGCGACATAAAAAAAGGGGGTCGTTTGACCCCCGTGTAATTATTCTTCCGCTAGTTTTTGGAAGTACGATAATGCATCGTCATCCTCATCTTCATTTACTGAAGAAGGAGTTGTTGATACAGCAGCAGTTACTAACTCTTCTGCAGCACCACGATCATTATCTTCATCAGCAACTTCATATTCTGGAGTTACTGTCTTCTTGTTTCCAAGAACATAATCTAAACGAGTCTTTAACTCTTCATATGTCTTGAACTGATCTGCAGCGACTAACTCAGCAAGTGAGAATTGTCTTTTCCATAGAGATTCAAGAGCATCGTCATCATCTAAAAGAGGACTTACAGCAGCAAACTCAGAACTATCATAGTTTCTGTATCCTGCTACGTTCTTTGCCTTCAACTTAAAGTTGGCACCTTGCCAGAAATCAAATGGATCAATTGCTTCCTCATCTTCAAACTCAGGTTGCATTGCTGCAGTAAGTTTGTC